GACGAAGATGTGTCAAGCGATGAGGTTATTAGTGATAGCGAGAATGATGTATCAGCTGAGGAAAATGATTTATACGAAGAACGTAGCGATAGTACTGTCGCAGACAAAGACTCAACGCAAGACGAGGAAGAAGTATGTTTATATAAGGCATACAATAAAGATGGTAAAATATATATGCGAGTTTTATGTCCTTATTGTGAACATATAGAAGAAGTGGAGGTCGTTTAATGGAGAAGATAAATAGTAAAATAGTTAACATCTCTATTGAGAAGATAAAGCCTTATAAAGGTTCTCATAAGGTAGATGGCGCACTTGAGGATATTAAGGCATCTATACAAGAGTTTGGTATAACACAGCCATTAAGCGTGGATAAAGATTATGTTATCGCCAAAGGCAATGGTGTGTATCGTGCAGCGCTTGAATTAGGTATAAAGGAATTACCTTGTATAGTTCTTGATTATCTTTCAGAAGAAGAAGTAAAAGAGTATAGAATAGCAGATAATAAAACATCAGAATTTGCCTCATGGAATGAAGATAAGTTAAAAAAGGAATTGTCCTATATGAAGTCACCGCTTGATATGCAACGGTACTTTGATGAGGATATAAACAAAATGCTTGGTACGAAATCAATTGAGAAACCAAAAACAATAGATCAGACACAAGCTAAAGAAGAAAAAACAGAAGCAAAGTTTCAAGAGGACATAAAAAAGATTGAGAAACAAGAAGTAGTAAAGAGTGTTGACTATTTTGAATATATTTGCTCAAATTGTGGAAAAAAAATAACAACAAGGAGATAAAACATGGCAAACAAAGGTGCTAAATTATGGGAAGTTGCTCCAAATCCATTAGGAGGAAGACCTTTGAAGTTTAAATCCCCCGATAAGCTATGGAAAAAGTTTCTTGCATATTGTCAGTGGGTAGATGATAACCCGTGGGAAGAGAAGAATGCATCAAATAGCATACATGGGAACAAAGGAGAGTCGTCAAACTCTATGCAGCAATATGTTAGGGTATTTCAAAGAGCATATACATTATATGGCTTTTCTGTTTACGCAGGGATATATAATTGGACTGGGTTTAAAAAAACCTACATGGAGAAAGATGGGTTTCCTACCATCATTCACGCTATAGAGGAATCTATAAAGGCTCAACAAGTGGACGGAGCTGTTCTTAATAGGTTTAATAGTAATCTTGTTGCACGTCTTAACGGAATAGCTGATACAACAAAAACAGAGGTTACAGGTAAGGATGGCTCAGACTTATTTGAGAAGAAAATACCTAAATTAAGCGATGACGATTTAAGAAAGATTGCGGAAATAAATGCTCAACTCTAAGATATTAGAAGCTCATAAAATGTTATTGTTATCATCTTGCGAGGATTTTACTTGCAAGATGTTTCAATATATGAATAGCACACGTTATATTCTTGGCGAACATCACAGAATGATATTTAATGCTCTGGATAAAGTTGTTAAGGGTGAAACGAGGAAGTTAATAATCAACATAGGACCACGCTATGGGAAAACAGAGATTTGCTCAAAGATGTTTGTGGCTTATGGACTTGCGTTAAACCCACAAGCTAAGTTCTTGCATTTATCTTATTCTGGTGAATTAACGCAAGAAAATAGTATGGCGGTAAGAGATATATTGGGTTCTGAATATTTTACTAATTTGTTTGATGCGAGAATAAAATTCGGGGATAATAAAAAATCTAAGTGGTCCACAGAACAAGGCGGAGGAATGTATGCTACATCTACATTGGGGCAGATTACGGGTTTCGGTGCTGGTCGTGTTGAAAAGGATGATGACTACAATATAGATGACATAGACAAATTTACAGCTACATTTAACCCTGATAGTTTTAGTGGTGCGATTGTTATTGACGACCCAATACGTCCAGAGGATGCACTTTCTGATAATATACGAGAGCAAGTTAATAGGCGATTTGAAACGACTATACGAAATCGTGTTAATAGCAGAAAGACTCCTATTATCATTATTATGCAGCGCTTGCATGAGCATGATTTATGTGGGTATTTACAAAAGGTAGAGCCTAATGAATGGGAAGTGTTGTCAATACCAGTAATACAGTATGATTCTGACGGCAATGAAAGAGCTTTGTGGCCCTATAAGCATTCTCTTGAAGAGTTACATAAGATGGAAGAGGTTTCGTCATTTGTGTTTCAAACGCAATACATGCAAAATCCTAAGCCTATGGAGGGGTTGTTGTATCGTCCTTTTAAGACTTACGAACTTTTGTCAAATGATGGAAAAGGAGTTCTATGTAATTACACCGATTCGGCTGATACGGGGGAAGATTACCTTTGTTCTATATGTTATGTTGAACGTCCAGAGGGTAATTATGTTACAGATATATTGTACACGCAAAAGCCAATGGAATACACAGAACAAGCATTAGCAACAATGCTCAGTTTAAACAAGACAGAACATTGTACAATAGAGAGTAATAATGGTGGTCGTACATTTAGGCGCAATGTTGAAAAGATATGTCGTACAGAAGGAAACGCTGATACTGTTTTCTATGATTTAACACAGAAAGAGAATAAACAAGTTAGGTTGTTTACAAAGGCTAACGAAGTAAATAATATGACTTATTTCCCTGCTGATTGGGAGAGAAGATGGCCAGAATTTGCAAATCATATAAAATCTTTTAGGCGAGTAGGAAGAAATGCTCATGATGATGCAGAAGATACTCTCACTGGGTGTTATGAGATGAGAGGAAAGTATATGGATGCTCTCGATGATGGTGATTTACTTCGTGATTTGTTATAAAAAACTTAACATGAAATGGATAAATAAATAATATTTTGTAACTTTGCATTGAAATCTCAGTCTTTCTGAGTATTTCATTGCTCTAAGTGTGTTTGCCCGTGATGGATAGACACACTTTTTTTTATTTGGCAAGGCGACATAAAGTTAAAAAATATTAAATACATTAATAAAGTAGTATAAATATTTGTATATATATTATTATATTACTATATTTGCAATATCAAAATAAAACAATAACAATTAAAATTATAAGAATCATGACTAATTTATATTTTTTCGGATTTGAATGTCTTACAGAGCAGGAGCTTGAAGAAACATTGAATTTATTTAATGAGAGCAATTGTGCTTATAAATTTACAAAGCATTGGAGTGATACTACAAAAACATATTCTCTTGAGGTTTATGGAGAAGAACCTGTAGGACTTGAGGACTGTGGAGATGAAACAAGCTTTTTTGGCAATGAATTTCTTAAAAAAGAGTTTGAGGAAACATTTACAAGTCGTTAAACTTGTAAATGTACTTAACTGGTTTTATAAATAGATATTATATAGTATAATACAAAAGAGCAATGAAAAATAGAAAAGACTTGAACAAAGAAACGCTGGTTGATATATTTTCAACCGCAACTTATGGAAGTGATTGGTTGGGAATCCGTCGCCCAAAGAAGTTTGACAACCTTGTAAAAGAAAGTGAAAGCCGAGAAGAAAAATGGGCAGACATTCTTCTTGGTGGTGGGTATATTGCTGCATACGAATACGAGGATGAAGACGAACCAACAAGGCACAAAGTCACACTTGATATGATGAAGAAAGGCTTTGAAGTATTCAAGGAAAAATGTCCTTATGACTACGCTGATTTTATCACAGAAAACGAAGATTACTATACTTGTAGCAACCTTATGCAATGCGTGTTGTTCGGAGAGGTTGTTTATGGTTAATGATAAATTTTAAGAGCAATGAATTTATTTACAAATAATCCCGATTTTTACCCCACACCCGAAGAAGTTATAAGCACTATGATGCTTGGTGAAAATATCTTAGGTAAAACGATTTTAGAGCCATCTGCAGGAAGTGGGAATATTGTCAAATGGCTTAAAAAGAATGGAGCTGGTGAAGTTATAGCTTGCGAAAAAGACGCTCACTTACAAAAGTTACTTGCAGGCGAGTGTCAATTACTTGCAAGTGATTTTCTTTCCGTTACATCAGAGCAAATAAGCCATGTTGATTTTATTGTTATGAACCCACCATTTAGCGAGGGTGTAAAGCATATTAAACACGCCTTTGAAATTGCACCTGCTGGCTGTACAATAATAGCTCTCTGTAATACTTCTAATATTGAGAATAGATATTCGAGAGAAAGAGCAGAATTGTCTGAGTTAATAGAACTTTATGGCTGTTCTGAAAATTTAGGTTCTGTTTTCGATGATGCAGAAAGAACAACATCTGTATCCGTTTCTCTCGTGAAGCTTTACAAGGAGGGTAGCGGAGAAAATGAGTTCGCAAATTACATCTTTTCAAATGAAGAGGATGTGCTTGATAATAACAATACAGAGGGGCTTGTTCAGTACAATGTTGTGCGTGATATGGTTAATCGCTATACATCAGCAGTTAAGCTGTTTGATGAGACAATGGAAGCTACTCAAAAAATTAACGATATTGCAAAGTTTTCAGACGATAGATATAATTACATGCCTATTCGATTTGGTACTATTGACGATAAGGGGCAGGCTGTGAATATCACAAGACAGCAATATAAGAAGCAACTGCAGAAGTATTATTGGCGTGTGATTTTTAATAGCTTGAACATGGAAAAACATGCTACAAAAGGCTTGCGTGAACAAATAAATAAGTTCATAGAAACTCAAGTAAATGTACCATTCACGATGCACAATGTTTATCAAGTTTTGAACATGGTAATTCAGACGACAGGGCAACGCATGGATAAGGCGTTATTGGAAGCTTTTGATATGATTTGTTCTTTCTCTGCTGAAAATTCAACAGCAGGTGAGAAGTGGAAAACCAACGCTAACTACATGATAAATAGAAAGTTTATCGTGCCTTATATGACAAGATACGAACCACGTTTTGGAGACTCTGTTGTTATCAATTTCTCATACTATTCTACAAATAGAGAGAGAATTGAGGATGTTGTGAGAGCTTTGTGTTATATCACAGCGACAAACTATGATGAAATACCAGAGCTAAACAAGTACATTTACACTAATAGAGTTGGTTATGGAGTTTGGTTTGATTGGGCGTTTTTCCGTGTGAAAGCTTTCAAAAAAGGTACAATGCATTTTGAATTTAAAGATGAAGATGTTTGGATGAGATTTAACCAAGCTGTTGCAAAACATCGAGGTTGGGTGCTTCCAAAGAAAAGCAAAAGATAATAAAATGTACATATAAGATATATTAATTTTGATTTTACAGCTCTTATGGCGGTAGGTAACACAAATATACCTACTGCCTTTTTTATGCTCTCAAATGCAAAAAAAAACGACTTGTTCGTATGTTTGTAACATTGATTGACTTTGACTACCCAACGTGATTAAATAGTTTCTAAGGTATTTTATTTTCGTTCTAACAGCACATTGTACGAAAATAATACAAATATACCTTTTCGTTATTTTCATACCTCAAAACGCAAATAAAAATATTTTTTTCATTTTTATTTGATAATCAAATAAGTTTTATTAAATTTGTAATCGAAAGCGTGTGAAGTTGCACGCAACAGAACTATTCGTATATTCGTTGCTCATTGATGGTTCTACGAACTTTGGTCTGCTTGCGTCCATTCGCACTGCAGGCCATTTTTTTATTTATAAATAAATTCACAATGAAGAAACATTTTAGAAAGGTGTTGGAAGCACTGAAAACAAGTAAGGACGTTAAGGCTCTTGGGTTCAGTCGCAGAGAGTTAAAGGGTGTCGCTGCTAAAATTGCCGACAAACTTGATTCCGAAATTAAAGACGATGCAAGTGATGAGGAGATTAAGGAAGCTGTAGACGATGCAATTGATTCCGCCTTACCGTTCCTCCAATTCTCACAAACAGTGTCAGACAGCCGAGTCCAAGCGTACAAAAATGCTCATTCTTTAGATGAGGAAGAAGATGATGATGACGACGATGACGATGACGAACCAGTAAGTCGTAAGAATCGTAAGAGTCAGACTTCTAAGAAAAACAGAAAGAATGAAGGTGATGATGATGATTCACCACTTGCTAAGCTTTTGAAGTCTATGTCAGAAAAACTCGATGGTATGCAGTCTGAAATTACTGCGCTAAAGAGTGGTAAGACAGCTGATAGTAGAAGAGCTAAGATTGAAAGTCTATTGAAGAATACAGGCAAGTTTGGTGAAAGAGCTCTCAAAGCCTTTAATCGTATGTCGTTCAAAAACGATGAGGAGTTCGAGGATTACGTTGAAGAGATCGAAGCAGATCTTGAGGCGGAAAACCAAGAAAGAGCTAATCGTGGTCTTGAGAAGTTGGGTGCTCCAGCTGTTAGCGGAGGTGCTCTTGAAACACGCTCTAAGAAGAATGACGATGAAATGATGTCTGACGATGAGGTGAAAGAGCTGGCTAAGCTTTAATCGTCAAAAGTTAAATTCTTAAAATTAAAGTACAAATGGGTGCAAAAGCTAATTTGGTAAGCGAGTCTACAAAGATGGTCTTTGGTTTAGACTCAGTTGTTATCCGTCAGTTCGTTGGTGGAATTACAGGCGGTGCTACTCTTGACACAACCGATTTTAAAGGTGACGTTATTCAGGCAGGACATCTTGTTATTCGTACACTTGACGAAGATGGAAATTACACCTATAAGCCTATGCCTGTAGATGGTTCAGCGTATAAAGCTCTTCCAACTAAGCATGAGTATGTAGGTGTCGTTGTTTGTTCTAAACCAGCAAACGAGCCTTTAGTGGGAATTATGGATTGTGGTCGTGTAAACGATAAAGCAATGCCTTATCCCCTTACAAGTGAAATGAGAACTGCGATTAAAACAGCTCTCCCTAATTTGATTTTTGAACACGATTAAAAAAGGAGGTAAGAAATGAAAGAATCACTTTTTATTCAGTTTATTTCTGCGATTTGGCCGAAATTAAATCTTTATGTAAAGGAGAAAGAAGCTCCCGTTAAGCGTTCTTACCTCCACAAAGAAATGTTGTTACCAGTGTACAGCTCTGACCAGAAATGGGAAGGTACTTCTGCAAAGACTACTTATGTAGCTGCTGATATGGTTGCAATGGACTCTCCGCTACCAATTAAAAAGCGTGGAACTCTTGCGACTTCTAATGGTAAGTTGCCTAAGGTTGGTATGAAAAAAGTCCTTCGTGAGACAGAAATTAATGCTATCAACATTATGAAAGCTCACTATGAGACTGCGACTACAGATGAAGCAAAGAAAGCTGAAAAGCAACGTATCCTTACAAAGCTCCTTAATGACGGTGATGCTTGTTCTATCGGTATTGACGAGAAGAATGAGGCTAACTTCTTAACTGCTCTTTCTGAGGGTGTATTGCTTGTTGAGGACGAAGATAATGCAGGTACAGGTTTGCGTGTAAACTTTGGCTACTTAGATAGCAATACTTTTGGTACTATTGTTAAGGGTCACGTTAGTTATGAGGACATCGAGAATATCCGTAGTAAAGCTGATGCCGACGGCAATACGATTACCACTCTTATGGTTGCAAAATCTAAGTTGAACGATATTCGTAAAGAACGTTGGGCTCGTGAACTTGTTGCAGATGCAGACGATAAGGTATATACAGATGAAACTACCTTAAAAGTACCTTCTGTTAGTAAGTTTACTCAAGCTTTCCAAGATGAATTCGATATTGAGATAAAGGTTGTAGACCGCTCTGTTATCTTTGAAAAGAATGGTCAGCAAAAGAGCAAGAAACCATGGAATGCAGAAAGAATGGTATTCTTATGCTCTGATACTGTCGGCTCTCTTGTATGGGGTACTCTTGCTGAAGCAACAAACCCTGTAGAGGGTGTTAAATACGCTACAGTAGACCAATATAAGCTTATCTCTAAATATTCTACTACAGACCCACTAAGAGAGACTACAAATGGTCAATCATTGGTTCTTCCTGTAATTGAGGACGTGGATCAAATCTATGTACTTGATTGTTCAGAAGAGAAGTCTACAGAAGTAGATAAGGAAAAAGAAAAGCTTGATACCGCAGATGCATTTACCACTATCAATGGTAAGAAATACAAGAAAGTGGATGTTATCGCTCAATTGAAAGCTTTAGGAGTTAAGGTGGCTAAGAACGCAACAGATGAAAACGTTATCTCTGCTGTTAACTCTTTGAGTGATGAACAAGAGACTTCTCTATTATCTAACTTAACTGCACAGGGTTAATATGAAGACAATTTTGCAGGCGCTCCGTGATGAAATTCACTATCCGCTACCTATAGGTTTTATCGAAAATAAGCTTATAGAACGTCAGTTGGATGGTAATTCTGAGTATTCCTACGACATAGCTAAAACAAGACAATGGAAAGGTGCGCTTGCAGATTGTCTTTATTCTCTTTTGCAAGCCGTTAACTACTCGGAGTCAGATAAGAGTGTAGGCACTCTTTCTGATAAGGACAAGGAGCGGTTATTGACCCGAGTTAATTCACTTTACAACTCTATTGGTGAAGATATTGTGACTATCGAGAAGCCAACAGTGACTTTCGGAGGATGATATGGCTGTAATAGATTTTGCAACTCATACACTAAGTTATTTGATGACCACAAAAGGGCACGAAGACCCCGAAACTGGAGACTTTATAAAGGGTCAAGAGTATTGGGTTAATAACGCCTATAAGTGCGATATTGTTCCTGCTGGAAAGGCTAACCAGATCACAATTCCAGACGGCAGTGTACACCCTTATTCGTACACTGTTTACAATTTACCACAGAATTGTCGTGATTTTGTCTTTGGAGATAAAATTCGCATTCATTTCTTTGGTAAGGGCTGTGGTCAAGTATTCACAGTGAAAGGTTTTCATAGATACCAACATCAGTGTAAGATTTGGATTTAATATGGGAATAAAAATGACAACTCCTACAAGTGCTATAGATAAACTTCTTTACAAGGCATTTGAGATTTTAAAAAACGAGATCATGATGGCTCTTTCCAAATTAGGTGAGGAGTGCGTTGTGAAAATCAGAGATAGGTCTAAGGAGGAAAGCTGGATTGACCACACAGGAAATCTTCGCTCGTCAGTTGGGTATGCAATTTACGACTATGGTGTAAAACAAATAGAGTCTGCTTTTGAGGTCGTTTTAAACGGCACAAATGGCGTCTCTGAGGGGCAAAAGATGATAAGCCAATTAGGCAGGGAATATTCACAAGTCTTCGCTTTGGTAGTTGTTGCAGGTATGAATTATGCAAGTCATGTAGAATCTCTCGAAAGCAAGGACGTTTTAGCATCTGCTGAGCTTTGGGCGAAAGAGACTGTAAACACTCGTCTTGAAAAGGCAAAAAATAAAGCTATTAAAGAAATCAACGAATTGGTAGTATGAAAACAGATATAGACATAAAGAACGATATTTGGCGAGTAATCAAAAAATCTCCACTTTTCAAAGAAGTTACAGGAGAGTTGAAGAAAACCTCTGTACGTCCAAAAGAATCACGCAAGGAAGATATTGTTATCTCTATACTTGCGAATAATATAAGACAAAAACAGATGGCTTATGTAAATGTCAATATCTATGTTGCTGACAATTACGTTGATGGTCAAAACGAGGAAAATTCAGAACGCTTAAGAAGGCTTTGCAATATGGCGTTTTCTGTTTTTGAGAATGTTCGTGGTGTTGACTTTAGGCTTTCTCTCACAGACCCCAATTTCGATTGTGGGCAAAGAGTAATAGAGTCTGAGGGGACATCAGAACACGTTATAAATAATAAAATTTTATATCAAACTATAAACGAGTAAAATTATGGGAAAACCAATTGGATGGGGTAAGTGTAGTATCATTGTTAAAGACCTTGATACACCGTCTGCAAAATGGACTAAAATTGCAACCCCAAAAGAAAACACTACAAAACTCAATCCTACTAAGGGAGATAAAAAAGAAGCTCCTATTGAGGGTGGTGAGAATGAGGCTGTAAAGTACTCTGCGAACAAGTATGTTCTTGAATATGTATTACGTCGTGTTGCAGGTCGTAAAAAGCCTTACAAAGACACTAATGGCATTATTCAGAACCGCTATGCAGTGTTCGTTCAGCCAGAAGACATCACAGTACCAGGTCCTCGTATTGATGAGACTGTAGTATCTCTCTCTGACGAGTTCAGTACAGAAGAGGGTGGTCTTTTGACTTATAACCATGATGCGTTGAAGCCTGAAACAGGTAATATCGTAAAATGGTGCACAACTACAAAGGATTTGTCTACTCTTAAGGAGGGTGCAGTTCTTGTAGATTCTGATGTTCCTTTTGTAGATGTAGACGTATAAAATCTCTTTTAGAGGAGAAAGGTGATAATAAGGTAACTGACAAAGTGGAAAGACACTTGACAGCTGGAGAGACAGCATTTACCGCAGGTTGGAGAAATGGTATCTCATTGCCCTCATGAGGCAAAGTCGATGGTTCGAGTCCGTCACCTGCAACTAAAACGTTAAAACATGGATAAAGAAAAGCAATTAGAATTAGATATTGCCGACACCATCATAGATAGACCTAAAGGTTTCAGTGTTGGGCGTCGGCATTTTTACTTATATCCCGTCTCTCTCGGTAAGATGTACTTAGAGAAAAGAATAATAAGTAATCTCAATATAAATATAGAGTTGTTACAAGCAAATCCTTATATAGAGTCATTAAGGCTTGTAGAGACTAAAAAAGAGCAGTGTTGTCTATTAATAGCCTATCATACTTTACAGACAAAGCAAGAGGTACTAAATAACGAGATAGTAAATAATAGAAAAAAACTCATTCTAAATGAAATGAGCAATGAGGATATAGCTACTCTTATTCTCACATGTTTGACACACGACAAAACAGCTACTTACATTCAGCACTATGGAATAGATAAAGAATTAGAGAGAATGTCAGAAGTAGTAAAAGCAAAAGATAGTAAAAACTCTTTTAGCTTTGGAGGAAAGTCAATATATGGAACACTTATAGATACTGTATGTGAAAGGTATAAATGGACTTTCGACTATGTCCTTTGGGAGATAAGCTATACTAACTTGCAAATGTTAGTAAAAGATAAAGTTACTTCTGTATATCTCACAGACGAAGAAATGAAGAGCGTACACATTAATAATGTCTCTGAAATGGTAGACGGAAACAGCAAAGAATCTGTAATGAACGCAATACAAGGAATGAGTTGGAAATAATAATGTTGTTTACAAAATAGACTATATAAAAAAGATATGGCGGGTTTAAAATTCGATATAACGGGAGATAATGGTAATATGTTATCTGCTCTCGAGGGAGTACAAAATGGTGTCAAGCAGACTCAGAAAGTGGTCGAGCAAAGTGGTAGTGGTATTGAGGACATGTTCGGTAAAATAGGTAGCTCTGCTACTGACACAGCAACGTCTGTAAATAAGACTACTGAGGCGATGTCAAGATATGGCGAGGCGCTTAAGCACGACGTGGAAGTACAACAGCTGGCAACTCAGTCCTCTAAGGAGTTGAAAGAAAGCCTTAAGCTTTACGAAAAAGGTCTCAAGGAGATTCAAACAGCTCTTGGTGAAGTAGACTATGAAGGTAATATTAAAAAGGCTACAGAGAGTCTTGAAAGACAGAAAGAAAAGTTGGAAACTTATAAGACTGCTCTGGCAAATTTACCTAAAGATAGCGATACTACAGGGCAAGGTGCAAATTATTATAACTCTCTTATTCGTGGAGCGCAAGAAAGAATAGCATCTTTAACGTCTTCTATCGATGGGTGGAAAAGCAAACAAGAGTCATTAAATTCAGATATGGAGCGTTACTCTATGCTTATAGATGTTGCCAATTCGAGGTTAAGTGGTAATCCTATGCAAATTTCATCTGTTGACAACTCTACACAGACAAAATCCTTATCAGAGCTTAATACAATGTTGGCTGAATCTCAATCTAAGCTACAACAATTTGAATCTGAGGCTCTCAAACTTAATTCCTTACAAATACTCTCAGATAGCCAAAAAGAGAGGCTCTCAGAGTTAAATATAGAAATTTCAAAAACTAAGGAAGAGATAAGAACTTTAAAGGAACAAATAACAGAAAAGCGAGGTGAGACGTTCTTTGGCTCTGTGAGGAATAAGATAGATGAATTTGGAGCCAAAATAACAGAAGCAAAAGAGAAAGTTACTGAATTTATTGTTGAGCATACGAAACTTAATGAGGTAAAGGATAGAATAGGTAATAATCCTGGCATTCAAAAATTTAAGGCTGAATATGCTCAGGCAAAGGGTATTTTATCAGATTTTGGCAAGAGGTCAGGAGACTTCCTTACTGGTAATGGAAAGTTACAACAGAGTTTCAGTAATATGGGTACTGCTATCAATGGTATGGGATTACCTTTGAAAGGCGTTGGTTCTGGTATTGTAAGCGTAACAAAGTCTTTGTGGGCTATGTGTGCAACTCCTATAGGTGCAGTAATAACAGTTATCGTTATGGGACTTGCAGCGATGCATAAGTATCTTACAAAGTCTGCTGAGGGACAAAAAGCACTTGCTCAAATATCTGCATATCTTGGAAGTTTGCTTTCTTCTATTACAGACATTATAGTTATCTTAGGTAAGTATCTTTTCCGTGCTTTTTCTGACGCAAATGGACCAATGAGTGATTTTGCTAAGAGCTTTGTAAAGACGTTCACTACAGCTATAAAGGCTGTAGGAGAGCTGATTGGAGGCTTTGGAACAGCCCTAAAAGGTATCTTTAAAATGGATTGGGACACATTTTCGGACGGTATGAGCAAGATGTGGAATGGTATAAAAGATGGAGGAAAGGCACTATTGTCTTCTTTTGAGACATCTATTAAGGGTGTTATAGGCTCAGCAAAATTAGTTTACTCTGCTTTTACTGATGATAAATTAGGTAAGGAACTTGGTAATGCTTTTGATGGAATAATGAGCAAGGCAACCAAATCCGCAGAGTTGGCAAAAAGAACCACAGAGGCTAATCTCGCAGCTGCTAAAGCTCAAGAAAAAGCGGCCAAACTCGACATTCAGATAGCTGAAAATAGGGAAAAAATATACAAACTTACAGGTAAGGCAAAAGACGAACTTATAGAACAAACAAAGATATTGCAAAAGCAACGCTATGACTCTATTTTAGACGCACAACGAAAGCAACTTGAAATACAAAGAACAAAAAATAAAATTCATACGTCCTCTCTTGCAGACTTAGCAAAAGAGAGACAATTAAACATAGATATTCTTCGTACGACAGCTGAACAAGCCTCATCTACAAGAATGCTTACTCGTATGCAAGAGTCTAACAGAAGAAAGATGGATCGTGAGGGAAAATCAAAGTCAAAGAAAGATTCTCATACTGCTGAGGCTATTAATTCTGCGAATAGTAAATTTGATGAGGTCTCTTATGTTAATGCGCATGAAAGAGAAAAGCAAATATTAGATTTAGAAAACAGACTTATTGACGTTAGAATATCAGCAATGGCAGATGGCGCAAAGAGGGCGTCTGAGGAAAGGGAAAGGCAAAATAAGAAAGAATTAGAAGACCTCGAAAAGCAAAGAACAAGTATTCTTGAGGCTGAGAGAAAGAGACAGAAAGCCGAATTTGATGCGGAGCAAGCAATTGTTAAAGCTGGTGGAGGAAAACCTACGGCATGGTCAAATAATATGTTTGATGAAAATTCTAATGATGTAAAGCAAATAAATAGTCTCTTCGACTCTTTGAGGGACGAAACTAATAAGAAATTTATTAGGGAGAATATCGACGAGCAAAGAAAAGCACTCAACGAGTACTTGAAAGATTATGGGGCATTTGAAGACAAAAAGAAAGCTATTGAGCAGGAATACAACGAAAAGATAGAGAAGAGTAATTCTGTTGGAGAAAGAGCGTCTTTAGAAAGGCAAAGAGATAAGGAAATTGAGAAGTTATCTAATGAGGAATTTCAAGAATCTATCGATTGGAATGGTGTTTTCTCAGATTTGCAAGGACACACCACAGAGTATCTGCAAGGGTTGCGCAATCAGTTGCAAGAGTTATTAAATACTGGAAATCTACCGATAGACCAAATTGCGATAGTCTCAGATAAGATAAATGCTATTGACGATGAGCTTGGGAAACAGCAAGGAATTTGGGATTACGTTGGCGAAAAAGCACGAGAACATAATAGGCTACTCAAAGAAGCTACAAACGCCCAAGAGGTCTTAAATAAGGCGAAAAAAGCAGAAAATGAAGCCTACACTAAACTTGCTCAAGTCAAATCAGATGTACAAGGTAGGCTTTCTAACGCTGGTGTCGATATTGGTATAGATGAAATTACATCGTCTACTCTCAATGGTAAGTTAGATTTGACGGATAAGAAATTTAACGACATGATACCAGTTCTACAACAGTTAGCAGTTGCAGAAGCGACACTTACAGACGCTCGAAAAAAGACAGCTAATGCTACTAATAAATTAAAGCAAAAGGAAGACGCAGTTAAGCGAAAATCCGCACAGAAAGTAGCAGATTGGTTTAGTGATAAACAAGAGTTTATAAAAAACAAGGGAATAGACCAATTACCAACTTTATTTGATTCTCTTGGAATGGGGAATGTTGGTAAAAAGGTGCAGAAAGGTCTTGACGTTTTTAATAATGCGTCTGGTGCAGCTCAAGATTTTGCAAGTGGAAATTTTGTTGGAGCAGCTATAAAAGGTATTGGTGCTATTACCTCTTTTGGCTCTTTGCTTGGTATAGGTACTGGAAATGAAGAGGAAGTAGCGAAAACCACAGAGAGATTAACAAAGACAAACGAGGTTCTAAAGGCATCTATCGACAGTCTTAAAAATAGTATTGATAAATCTAATGGTGCTAAGGCTATTGACAATTATAAAAAAGCAGAGGATAACCAAAAACAAGTTATAGCCAACACGATGCAAATATTAAGAGAACAGATGGCTTCATGGGGAAGACACCATTCAAATGCTTATTATTGGAACTTGAGCAAAGCCGATTATGCGACATTAAATAAAACTCTTCAAACGTATAAAAATGACAACCCACGAGCAGAAACTAAGCTTGACAAGGTTAATAGTCTGAATGACGTATATCAGCTTACACCTGAGCAAATGAAAGCTATTGCCACAAATAACGTAAAGCTGTGGGAGATCATGCTGGATCAAGGAAAGTATGACAAGTCTGAATATTGGAAGAAATACATAGAGTTGGCAGGAAAATTAGAGGAGTTAACAGAGAAGATAAATGAGAACTTAACAAGAGTTACCTTTAAGTCTCTGCATGACGACTTTGTTTCAACCATTATGAATATGGATGCAACAGCTTCTGACTTTGCAAATAATTTTACAGAAATGATGGCTAAAGCGTGGACCAATGCAGCCGTAGGAAATGCTATGGATGCAGATTTAAGAAAGTTCCACGAGAAATGGTCTAAGAATATGCAGAGTAAAGACGCAGACGGCAATAAGGCTCACTTCTCAAAACATGAAATAGACGAAATGAGAAAAGAATACCAAATTCTTGTCGATAAGGCTTTAGAACTTAGAGAGGCAATGAAAGAGGTTACGGGATATACAGGGAGAACGCAAGAACAGAAAGCTACCGCAAATGGAGTTACTACTATCACTTACGAGCAGGCTAATAATATTGTAGCTCTCACAACGGCAGGCAATATCTCGAGAGACCAAATAAAAGGATTAGCAATAACTGTTATGACTAATATTGCTTCACTTTATGAATTTTCGTCTTCTACGAACTCTGCGGTATTGGAAATACGCAACCTTATGATTTATAATAATAGCTATTTAGAGGACATTCTAAAGTGCTCTAAGACGATTTATAATGACTTCTCACAAAAGATTGACGATGTAAATAGAAACTTAAAAGAAATGAAGTAGTATGTTAAAGGGACAATTAAAAATCAATCAAAAAGATGCGTATTTAACATGGGGTATTAGCATGGACGATACTTCGTTATCTGCGCTTATGACACCTCCGTCTGTAAAGGCTTATATAGATAATAACGATAGAACAGAACATGGAAAGAGTGTGATTATAGATGACATTCGTGTAGATTCTCGAGATATTACACTACAACTCAATTTGACAGCGAGAAGCGAAGAGGAATTTTTCTCTCGCTACTCTTCGTTCTGTGATGAGTTAGCAAAAGGTGTGCTTGACATAGAAACAGCCTATCAAAGGGGTGTAGTCTATCATTGCATTTATCAGTCATGCTCTCAGTTTAGTCAGTTCATGAGAGGAATAGGTAAGTTCACATTAAAGATAACAGAATTTAATCCAAAAAACAGGAAGTAATTATTTGTTAATCAAATAAGTTTAACTATATTTGTAGTATGGTAATTTACGACATAAATAGCAATAAGATACTCGATGCAAACTTGTCTGAAAATGCAGTACATGAGGAAGAGTTAGGTAAAACTAATCTTGTGAGGTTATCATGGCAGAGTAACGTAAAAGTCGCTCTGCCTGCTGGTTCGTATATTATACCATTTGATGATGGTTTAAAATATCGCCTACTTGCCCCCTTTACTCCTACCGAAGACGATAGGGGCTTTAAGTATGCACCTGAGTTTCATCACCCTTTGATGTGGCTTTCTTGCGTTCCTTTTCTTTACGATACCACAGATGCGGACAAGAACCCAATAAAGCAACAAGAATGGTCTTACGATGGTCTTACAACTAATGCTCTTGAGTATGTCTGTAAGGCTATAAATGAAGCTTTAGGGATAACGAATAAAGCAGAACAATTTACATTCACTCTTTGTGGTGATGTCGATGCGTCTGTTTCTTTCTCTGTTTCAGCAAATGATATTCTCTCTGTTCTTTCGTCTATTTCGCAGGCTTGCAAAAGTAATTCTTGCGAGTGGCATATATCGTGGGAACATAGAGCATTATATTTTGGGCAAATAAGCATAAATCTCGGAGAGCCTATACCTACTCTAAGAGTTCACCAAAACGTCCAACAAGCGACTTTAAATGGCTCTAAAGATGGTTATTTTAATTGCTTCTATCCACAAGGGTCTACAAAGAATATGTCGAGAAAGGCTCTTGTGGGTTCTGGCAATGTAGCTACACTTCTTCGATTAGGTTTAGATAAGTCTGTTTATTCAGATGGTTGCATTTATGTTAGCCCTAATGGGGAGATTATTACTCGTGAGGAATTTAACAGCTCTAATGCGATTAAACAGACTCTTGCATTGTCTTTTGATGACGTTTACCCACATGTAGATTTGTATGCTTATAATATTCGTAAGCGCACAAGATTTTTAATGAACGCCCAAACAGGACAAGTGGAGTTAGATAGTCATGGGAATAAAAGGACTTATTCTGTATGGTATATGCGCCTTGCCTTTCCGTCTACAACTCGATTAGAAGGTAAGGAAATTCTTAATGTAACAGAGGAAAATGGAGTTACATATTACTGGTATCATTATCATATTGACAAGACAAAGCAAGTCCTTCAAGGTTATACTTTAAAAGGATTTTTTAAAGTCAATACTCATAGTAAGAATAACTTATACGATGCGCTTTCTCAGTCTCTCGTAGGTCAGCCAAATGGTCAAGATGGATTTGAACTTATCTATCATGAGGCAAATAAGACTATCCCTACAAATTCTAAAGAGGGTGATAGCGGAGTTTCTGTATCTATTGGCGACTATGAGATCAAGATGTATCAGAGTGGTGATACGATAATACCTACAAATGAAAGTGAGGGTTTATTTCCACGAGGAAAGGAAAAGCCAGACTTCACTTGTAATATTGTCGTGTTGTTTAATATCGTCATGGGAGATGTCGAGGTCAAGACTGCACAAGAAGAACTTGCAAGACGTACCATAAAGGAGATTAAAAGACGCTCACAAGATAATAATAACTACTCCTTTAAATCTAATGCAGTAGAGTTCGCAAACAATAACCCAAGCCTTTATATAGGCAAAAAAGTGATTTTTGACGATGGGCAAGGCTATCGCCTTTCTACTCGTGTGCTTAAATTAGTTACAAGGCTTGACTATCCAATTATACAAGAAATTGTTGTAGGAAATCAAGCTGTAAAAGGTACTATTTCTCAGCTAAAAGAGGATGTAAATAATATTCTTTCAGGCAACTTTAATGGTGGTGGTTTAAATAGCGCACAGACAAATGAACTCATAAAAAATTATGTCGATACTCGTTTTCTTCGCAAAACTACTATAGATACCGCACAGCAACAAATTACATTCTTAAAGGGTCTATCTGTTGGTGGCTTTGATAAAGGCTTAAATGAAAACGGAGACTTGAATAGTAGGTATGTTAAAGCTGATTCTGTAAAAAGTGATGATTTTAACGCTGGTGTTTTCGATGGCGCAGGTTTTGGAATGTATAAAGATGTTCACGGAAATAGCTGTGCTGAGGTCGATATTCTAAATGTTAGGAAGAAAGCTACATTTTCTGAGGTTAATGTCAAGAGGTTTGTTTTTACAAGTGGTGATCAAGGTTTTACTTCTGCTGGTGCAAAATTAGCTATCGTAAGACCTGTAAATAACGCTTTTAGATGTTATTTTCTTGCAGACGATGGTGAGAAACGTATTACAAACGATTGGCATGTTGGAGATCAGGCAATGTGTAAAACATTCAATCTTACCTCTCAGACCTCACATGGAGAAGCAAACAGATACTATTGGAGATTAGTTGTCAATAAAGGTGAAGAGACTATAAACGATAAGCTTTATCATTATATAGATTTATCAGATATTCGAGGTAGTTTCACTCTTACAATTAATGGAGATAATTATACTTGTGTCGGTTGCGATACAAGCTTAAATAATGATGTTCCAAAGGCAGAAGACAGTATTATACAGTTAGGCTCTCAAACAGACATAGATAGGCAATTCGCTTATATTATTTACATTTCAGAGGGTAAGCGTGTAGATTATGCAGGTATTAATGATTTTGATTTAAGCAGTCACATTGTTAATCAATTTAGTCCTCGAGGTACAAAGGTTCGCTCAGATAGCTTTGAGTTAGTTTCTTCTTCAAATACAGGCGTTAGTTCTCCTTTGGTGTGCGATAGGGGAGAATGGGTCAGCGGAACAATAGCAGGACATTATGACAGATTCTCTTATAATGGCTCTCTATGGCTTTGTAATGTAGGCAAAGGTACTACTACAACAGAAGCACCGTCTGAGGGCAATACAGCGTGGATTAAGCAGGTTGAAAAGGGTAAAGATGGTCAAAGTATAGCAGGTGCAGATGCAGAGTTTTATCGCATTGTTCCATTTGTGGAAAATGCTATCATTAATATAGAAGGTAAATTAAAAGTTACTTTAAGTTACAATGTTTGTAAAATTAAAGGTTTAAAAACGAGTATTGTAAATACGTCGTCGTCAAGTTATCATTTATCTTATCGTTCTAATCTCGATAATGATTCTGTTAAGAGAAGTTTTACTTTTGGGGTAAGACCTTCTGTAGACTTTACTATTTCTTACGATTTAAAGAAACAAGACGATATAGTCAAAATACCAGACTATTTCATTGTTTCTTTATGGGACGGACGTAGTAATACTCCTATCGAGACAAGAATTGTTCAAGTTTCTTTTAACAAAGCGACTTGGATAAAACAGATTGATAATATTATTTCGATTGGAGCGCAAAATAACGATTCTATTTCTAATCTTACAGTTGCATCAGATCATATAAGTGCGATGATGAAAAGTTTGCGAAGTGGTGTGAAGAATCTTATAAATGGAGAGCTTAAAGGATATACTTTTCATGAGTATGGGTGGGATGTTAAAAAGACACCTGTTGGCGGTTCTTACGATAGTAATATTGTTGCGACCTTAGAGAAAGGTAAGACCTATACTATCACAGTGAAAGGTAATATCAGTCAAGAGTTAAAGTCAGAGGGTCGAGAGCTTGTATTGTTCCTCTTTAGTAGTACTTGGGCATGGTCTAAAAGCGTCAAAATTAACACTACTGAAAAGAGTATTAGTAACTTAACTTTCACGACTGACGAAAAGACATTTCCAGCTGACGGCAGAATATTTATACAAGGACATAATTTCCCTAATAAGAATGGTAGTGTAGCCTCATCGACTTGCGACTGGATTGTCCTTACAGAGGGTTCTGTTCCTGCATCGGAGTATATCTCTAATCAGACTATAAGTGATATTCTTATAATGCTAAAGAATGGAGAAATTACTCTTACAGCAGCTAAGACAAAGGTTGAGGGTTTGCTTTTAGCGGACTATGCTAAATTGGGTAATGCTATCTTCTTAAATGATTATATGTTTTCTCAGTTTGGCGGAGTAGGAGCAGAAGCAAGTAATGGTAACTATCATTTGTTTGATAGTAATAATATTTCTAAATGGCATCCTAATCTTTTGCTTGATTTCCTTAATGGCTCTTTAGATGCTGGGCGAGGAAAATTCCATGTAGATGAAAATGGTGTTAGATGTAACTCAGGTACTTTTGAGAATATTCGAATAACTGGTAATAGTTTGTACGCAGGTATTCTTGCAAAGGAGAAAGTCGTGATCACGAAAGATTCTGTGGGGAAATATTCAGGTGCAACAATTCCAGGTAGTTTCGAGGTTAAGGATAGTAAATTCCTTGATATTTTCAAATTAGAATCTACATGGATTGAGTTTAGTGGTGATTTTAGCCGTTCTAATTCGTTTATACTGCCTTTTTACCATGTCGACTTCTCTCCATCAAAGGGAGCAACTCCAGTTGGTGCTAAGGTCGATTATGCACGCAAAATAGTAGGAAACAAACTTATAGTTTATAACAAAAGTGAGGGTTCGTCTTCTATTTTGTTCAGATCCTTATTTGAAGATGATTCTAATAGAACTTCAACTTTCAGTCTTAGCAAGAATACTTTTGTGGAATTTGAGTGTTGTGTAGGTACTGAAAATGGCTATGAGAGAATATATTGGAAAGTTAATAATAAAGGTTTAATCTTATGATAACAGTAACATCTAAAATTCAAAAAACAGTCCGTTGGGACATGGGTCGCTTCCGTCACATTGTGACTTATTCTGCTGATGACACAAATCCAAAAGCAGTTGTAATAAATAGTTTAGAAGATAAAATCCTTGAGCTTATGTCTTCTGATGTCGTAAAAGCACCAAAGGGAACACTTGTTTACAAAGATGCTCAAATCGTAGCTGAGGACATTTCTATTTGTCCTTGTTTTGAAAGCATCGTAGAAGATTTGAAAAGTATTGTAAATGCTATTGAAAGTGGCACTAATGTAAAGGATAAGCCCTTTCCTGCAACGTAGTAATACTATTGGCAATATTGCACATAACATATTAATTTTAACAACTATGTCTGAAATTTTGATAGGACAATGTGGAAAAGTCCAAGAGGGACAAATCCACATAAACAAAAAGAGTGACTTTCCCCTATCTCTAAAGCTTGTAAAGGACGGCAAACCAACAAAATGGTATGATTGCGACTTCGACATTAAAGCGTTTGTCGAAGACGGATTTACAACCTATACAGCTGGTAGAAAAGGAGGTAATTTTAATCATTGTAAAGTCGAGAAAGATGGCTCTTTGACTGTGTTTTTTGACAATCACAATCTACCCGCTGGACAGCTTCAAATCGAGGTTATTTTCTATCACGCTGACAAAGACTACAACACTGATGGAACTCGTCAAGAAGCATTCAATGTGGCAAGTAATGTCTATCTTGTGAACGATAATGGCAATGCTATTTCGCTTGAAATGCCAGCTCCTCAAATCGTGGAAAAAGAGGTAATTAGGGAGGTCGAGAAAGAGGTAATAAAAGAGGTTGAAAAACCATTGAGCGAACTCGAGCAATCTATTCTTGATATTGCAAAGCGTTGTTTAAAAGATGAGAACAACGAGGGGCAAATGATTGATGAGGGAAATATCTCTCTCTTTAAGGGTGGAATGTACGCTTTAAGAGCGTTTCAAAATATCCCTACATCTGTTATTAACTCTGCTCCTGATGAGGATAGAAAGAACTATTTAGACTTCTTTAAAAGGGCGACAGCGGAGTATCCTTATTTGGCTCTTACAAAGTATATACAAAAGGCAGGCGAAGCACCACTTGAGTTTTCAACAGGCTCCAACGTTAAAAGCATTCTAATAGATGATTGCGAATTTAATGAAATTAGATTAGATTGTATTAGTACAGAAGTTGTAGCCGACAGAGGTTTAAGAATGTTCCAAAATTCAGATATTAAACGTTTAGTTTTATCTGGCGGTAGCGTATTGCAAACACTAAAGAATTTTGAAGCGTTTGACTTTGTGCGTGAAGTTGTATTTGACGGCACAGTGTCCCCTTTACCAACAGCACTTGAGATTTTGCACGCCTTACCAAATAATAGAGGTTGGCATAGACATTCGACCGCTGACCCCGAGATTAATCCTGTTTTGCGCTTTAAGAACATTGCAGGTATGTCTCACGACATTCTCTCTCATTTTGCGGACAAAGGCTATACAGATGTAGAGTTAATAGAGGGAGAGTTCGACGAAAGTGCTGTTTACGTTGCAGAACAGACAAATAATAGCGATAATTCAAACGCTTTGCAAACTCTACTTAGCGGTGTTGAAAATACAGGCTTAACGGAGCAAGTTTTAAAGGGAATGATTGTCGAAAAGAAATATGAGAGCAACGAGGATATTTTCAACTCTCCATTTGAGGAGGGAGAAAAAGAAGCACTTATCGAATACCGCAAGTATTTAGCTCTTAATCCCAAATATAGCCGTGAGGGTTTGTTCAAAAGACTTACGGCAGATAACTTAGAAGTTGTTTTGTATGGTCAAAACTTTGCAAGAATGTTTAATTACGCAAATATAAAGCATTTAACGCTTTCATTCAAAGGCTCTCCAAGTCGTTTTGGTGATATTTTTAGCTATACGAATGGAGAGACACTCGAGGTGAAAATAGGTGTTGGAGCATATCCTAACAATGAGCTTAGAGAGCTTTTTGCAGAAGTAAAAACTATTGGTGAGCAATTTGGCACAAGTCTAAAGAAGCTAATAGTTACTATTTGTAAAGATGAAAAGACACCGTATGCGCAAGGTGAGTATGAAAATTCTTGGCATTATTACGGGTTTAGAAATGGCACCTTTAAGTATTGGGATTTGCTTCCAAGTCTTGGACTTGGTGGAAAGGATTTAAGAGGTAAAGTTGAGTTCGATACAAACGTGCTTCTATCTCCTGAGGGTTGGAATAAAATCCAAGAGCTGGGTTATGTAGTTTCTGAAAGCAAGAAATATAATGGTCCTGTTATGGAGGACTTTAGTTTGTAAAATTTTAAATAGTAAAAGAAATGAAAATGAAAAATTTTATCAAGTATGTTCTAATGCTAATTGTATCAATTGCAATCGGTGTTGGTGTTGCGTTTAGCGCAAAGGGTGAACAAAGCCCAGAGAATGGTTGGGCAGTTGCTTTAATAGCTTCGTTTTTTGTCTTCGGAATGGCAGAAATGCTTTGTAAGACTTTTGAAGATCGCCCAGCAAAATGGAAAGACATAATCTTTGGTGTTGTGGCGACAATGGTGTGTTATTTTATTAGTTATTCTTTCTTGTTATGTTGACAGATTGGATTGCTGAGAAGATACCACACGATAAACTCTTACACTTTACATTTTGTTTAGTGATAGTTAGGGTATTTAGTATTGTTGCAGGTGGGGTAAATTTACCCTATCCTGCACTATTTAAAGGTCTGTTTTGTTTAGCTGTTTTTTTTGCTGGCGTTGCGAAAGAGTGTTTTGACGCTGGGAGAGGTGAAAAGTTTGACAAGTATGACATTTTAGCAAATACTCTTGGTTTACTTTTTGGTGTAATTTAATTTATAGGAGGGTGATTTTATGAATGATATTAGAACTTTTATAATAGCAATTGTGAGCGGGTTATTGGCTCTTCTTTCGCCAATAAAAGACTTCATGCACGCTATGATTTTAGTATTTGTAATTAACTTCTTTTGCGGGCTGATAGCCGATTACAGAATCGGTGGAAAATGGTCTACAAAAAAAGCAATGCTATTCTTTTATAGTATAACTGTTTTCTTTGTTTTGATTTCAGCGTTTTTCGTCATCGGCAAGTTTATGCACAACCCCGAAGAAGCCTTATTTAGCGTTAAATTTACTTGTCTGTTTGGGCTTTGGATTTTTTCGGTGAACATAACAAAGAATCTAAAAATAATGCTTATAGAGGGTTCTCCGATGTGGCACATAGCAAACTTTTTACACTTTATTTTAAGTTTAAAAGTGATAAATAAAATACCTTTTTTAAACGATTATTTGACGATAACAAAAGCGTTTGGGAAAGAAAATACAGGAGGTGGAAACAATGGAACTAATAGTTAAAAGAATAGCACGCAAAGATGAATATACCATTGGTAAATTATACGTTAATGGAGTTTATTTTTGCGATACACTGGAAGATACTGATAGAGGTCTTTCAGATTCTATGCAAGTAAACGAGGTGCTTGCTAAGAAACGAAAAGGAATAACAGCGATACCGACTGGTAAATACGATGTCATTTTGACGTTCTCCCCAAAGTTTAAACGAGTACTTCCTTTACTCTTAAATGTGAAGTGTTACGAGGGCGTGAGAATACATCATGGGAACACCCAAGTCTCGACGGAGGGATGTTTGTTGGTTGGCGAAAACAAAGTAAAGGGGCAAGTGATTAATAGTCGTGCTACACTTGAAAGACTTATGAGTTTGCTTCTTGAATGTGAGAAACGTAAAGAGAAAATGTCTATAATTATTGAATAGCTTATGAGAAATGTGTTATACTTTGTTCTACTTTTCTTGATCCTCGCTCTTAGTGGGTGTAGAACTCATAGAATAGTAGAAAAGCAAATCTTACACGACAGCATTTACATTACAAAAGATAATGTAATTTACAAGTATGAAAAAGACAGCGTTCAGGAAAAAGAAAAAGTGCATATTTATACAAAACATGATACACTTTTAAATACTGATAGCGTCTTTATTGTGCGAGAAAAGTTTGTTAATCGTTGGAAAATACGTACAGATACTATTACGAAAGTTGCGTATATTTACAAAGGTAGTAAAGCCTCAATCGAGAAAGAAAAAAAAGGCACTGGCTTACTTGAAAAATACACGCTTAACATTTGGAAGTCAATCAAAGTAATGCTTGTGCTGGCTCTCTTATCAGTTATATTATTTAGAAACTTAGATAAGTTGTTTTGGTTGATGAAAAAGTTAGATAATTTTCTGAGAAAGTAAATATGAATAAAGGGCGTGCGATTTGCATACCCTTTATTATTTTCGTTATAAGCTCTCTTTGTTTACACCTATTATAATTTATATCACTTAGAACAATAAACGCCTACAAAAGTAATTATTTATGGTTCTTGAGTGTTATTTTTATTTGTATATTCTATTATCTTTTGTATAGCCTCGTCTGCATGCTTTTTCATAATGCGAATATAATTATATATAGGTCTGTTTTGTTTCATTGATTGTCCTATGGTATATTCGAGGACTTCCAATGATATGCCAAGTTCAAAACCATACTGAACAAAAGATTTTCGAGCAGAATAATAGCATAGTCTTTTTATTCCTATTTCTTTACCTATTTTATTTAAAGTGCGTGCTATATATCTATTAAAGTTTCTGTATGTGAAAGAATATCCGAATTGGAGTTCCCCACTTTCGGATTTATATTTGTCTATAATAGCTTTAGCCTCTACAGGTATCGTGAGTTCTATTCTTTTGTCACCTCTCTTTGTATTCTTTGTTTTTGTTCTCACGTATTCTATCTCATTATTTTTTAGGAATGTTATAGAGAGTAGGTCCACAAGGTTGATACCGCCAAGATAGAAGCTGAGAAACCAAAGGTCTTTTGCTATTCTTTCTATCTTGCTTTGCGGAGTGTATGCTTTTAGCTTCTTAAATTGTTCTATTGATAGGTCAAGTTCTCGCTCTAATGATTGTGGTATTTTGCAGTCTTGAAATGGAGGAATGTCTTGTTTTACAAAGTATCTCTTTCTTGCAATGTTTGTAAGTACACGAAGCCTCACCAGATACATTCCAGTTGTTGTTTGATTTAGGTTTTTCTTGTTCCTTAGAAACCTCTCAAAGTTACTTATCGTTGTAGGAGTGATTGTGTTTGCAGGAATGTCTCCTTTTGAAAATTCCATGAAGTACTTACCGCATCGTTCAATAAGCTCTGCATAGCCAGTTCTTTTATCCTCTCTGAGCTCTTCTACATATTTATTACATATATCATTTATATATATGTTTTCGTTTCTCTCAGAGAAATTTAAGATATTATTTTTAAGCTCCTTTGCAGATAGCGACGACACGTTATATAATTCATCTAAGACACTTTGATATTTATTTAAAAGGTTGCGTAACTGCATATTGATTATTTCAGCGTCAAACCTTTTAACTACACGTCCGTTTTTAAATTGTGAAATATCATCTATTATATAAGGTGTAATTATATAAGATGTCTCATGACGATGTCTTACAGCAATTCTAATTTTGTGCTTTCCATTTGCAAGCTGTTTTGCTTTGAAAATGGTGAGTGAAAGTGTTGGCATTTGTATATGAGTTAAATTAAAGGATACTCAAAAGATACGCAGTTTGCGTCAAATTTGAGAAAATAAGCTCTTTTTTTTAACTGATATATTTTGATTTGTTTTCTCTTAAAGTGCGATTACAACTGGTTTTCTGCTCTTTAAGACTCGTGATCCGTTTGGGGCTCGAACCCAAGACCCCAACATTAAAAGTGTTTGGGTGGAAAACTTATATCTTTATATATATCAATTACTTACACAGCTTGTGAAAGTTTAAAAGATACGCAAGAGCACATTTTTGTGAGTTTGCAATATTGTTCATAATCTTAAAATATCTTAATAACAAGATAATTCTTAGTTTAATCTTAGTCTAATCTAAATAATTTCATTACCTTTGCATTATAATAATTAATACAACAATACAAAGATAAATAAAAAAGAGCAATGAACGAAGAGATTTTAAAAATAGTTTTGAACGATAAATCTTTCAGTAAAGATGAGTCGATTTCGATTGTCGGAGGTCTCCGCAGATTTTTAGACTTATGTGCGCAAGGAAAGATTAGATATAGTAAACGTTCTTCTTCTCAAAATGGTAGATGGAAATGCAACGCTTACGATGTTATAAAAAATGCAAGTATATAATTAATAATTAGATTTAACGATATGAAAACATTTAAGTCATTAAAATTTAGAAAGCATCTAAATCCTATAATGGATGGAAGACAAGCAATTTTATTCTTTAAAAATGGTTATGGAGTTTCTGTAGTATGTGGAAGCAGGGAGTATGGTTTTTATTCTAATGGTGTCGATACATACGAGATAGCTATTATAAAGGGAACAAAAAAGAAGTTCGAGATAGTTACAAATACACCTATTACAGATGATGTTATTGGATTTGCTACCGCAGAACAAGTAACAAAGGTAATGGAAGAGGTTCAGAAACTCAAAAAGAATGAGAATTACGGAAATAAAAAAACATTATTGGTATCTAATTTATAAGATTATGGGAATAGCTTTAAAAATATTATTTGATGGAAGAAATGTCGACGATATATTTAGACTGCCTTGTATTAAGTCTATAGAAAAGGGAGAGAAAGGCAAAGCTTATGCTACTCTCTACTCTCACTTTACAGACGGTAGACAAACAGCGCAAATTGGTGACGTCCTTGTTCAGTATAAAACTGGTAAATGGCAAGTATTTGGCAAGGAAGCATTTGATAGAATATAAAGACTTAAGATTATAATTGTTTCGTGCATATATGAATTTTGGAAGTACATTGACTTGAAAATGTTTTGCTTACTTATTTTGTAATTTTCAAATTCATATTGTTAAATCTGATCGAGAACGTGGTTTGCGAAAATAGCGTTCTTTTTAAACTAAAAAAACAAAGAATTATGACAAATAAAGAAGACAAATATACAGATATATTTTACAAAGAACTCATTGGTAAGTATGTAAGATATGAAGACATACATTATAGAATTGTAGGAGTTAGAGAAATCTCCAACGAGAAAGTTCTTGAAGTAGTAGAATTGTGCTCTATTACAGGTAATAATGATGAGTTAAGTTCGTCTGGTTTTTACCTTAAAAAAGCACTCTTACACAATGTAGATCGAAATAAACTATCAGTAATCACTAAGGCAGAAATGTTAGAGGCGATTGATAAAAAGGTAAACGTAGCTAAGATTTTATACATAAGATAAATATGGAGCACGGAAAAATTTTTACGGAAGTGCCAATGGCAAGAATGTTTGTTCTTCGGCCAAGTTTTGCCGACGAGTATCTGCATAGGGTTATATGTGCGCCTAAAAAGAATCGTAGCGGATCAACGCCATACGCAAACAAGAGAAATAGAAAAAGGAAAAATAAACATAAAAAGAAATAGCCATGTGTACAGAAGCTGAAGCCTTAGATGGATATATGGACGAGGGTTATTTAGATGACCTTGCTTTCATACAAAAATTTAATAACTCTTCTATTTTTACTAATAGTCGTGTTAATAAAGACCATATTGAGAAAAACTCTGAACTTTATGTAGTAATTCAGAATAGTAGAAAAGATGACACTACTCTCATGTTAGTTGATAGACGAAAGTCTAAAAAATACTGGTGGACACACGATTTCTCTCTTGCTCTCAAAGGAAATAAGAAAGAGATGAAAAAAGTAGTAAGTAAATTAAAGAAAAATAGCGCAAGAATAATTCCTTATGCTATGTATTTTAATAGTTTATAATTAAAAACAATACACAACTATGAAGAAGAGATATATAAATGATTTAATTCTATGCTTAATTTTATCATTAATGGTATCATCTTGTGGCTATGAGATTAGGAAGAAGCCTGAACCTCCAAAGCCCAAATTAACAAAAGAGCAAATACGAAAGCAAGAATATGAACAAAAATTGAAAGATTATGAAGTAGTGTTTTTGTTTGAATGTAATGGTGTAAAAGTTTATCGTTTTCGAGATTGCTATACAGGTGAATGTGTCTATTTCACCAATGCAAATGGGAGAGCTTATTACGAATACACAAAAAGAACAAGTAGATACAGTAGTCATAGAACAATTAAGGTTCAATCACTAAACACAAAGTAATCAAGTAAACGTATGAAAAAGATAATGTTTAATGACAAGTTTTGTCTGACACAAGCCGTTTTAAAAGGTCAAAAGACAATGACAAGGCGAGTCTTGAAAGACAACGTGCCACTTGGTAATTTGGAAGATATTCAAAAACACCTACCTTATAAGGTTGGCGAGGTAGTTGCTGTGGCACAGAGTTATAAGGCTATCTATGGCGAATTAAAGAAGAAAGACGGAGACTGCGTAGCAAATGAATGGTGGTGCGATGCTTGGGATATCGTTGGGGGAAATATGGATATATCAGCAGGCTACACCAACAAGATGTTCGTCAAGGCCGAACTGATGCCCCACCACATCAGAATTACAGATGTTAAGATTGAGCGATTGCAAGATATATCAGACGATGATATTATGCGTGAGGGTGTTTGGCAATCTTATGACCAAAAGAACTTGTTTTATGTTTCCAAAAGTATAGGATATGCCCCTGATGTAGCTTTTCTAAGTGCACGTGAAGCATTTACTTACCTAATTGACATGGTGAGTGGCGAAGGTACATGGGAAAGTAATCCGTGGGTGGCTGCGTATAGTTTTGAATTAGTAGATTAATGTATGAACGAATTAAGACGAGAATATATCATTCCTGTGCATTTAAATCATGCGGAAATGATTGATTGTAGTTATTTAGACAACAAAAAGAGTAAATGTCGTGCAGGGTCAACGCCCTACGCAAGTAAGAGGAAAAAGAAACATAAACGTAAAAAGTAAATAACTATGGAAATAAAATTAAATGCAGGGGATAAGATTAATATCCCTGAAAATTGTAAAGCAATTATCGAAGACGATTTAATCGTTATTGAAAAGAGAGAACAAACGGAGTTCAAAGACGGTGATATTTTGCGTTCAGTGCAAACAGGTACTATCGTTATTTTCAAAAGCTATCAAACTAATTTAGAGGATAACTTTTGCTCTCATTATAATAACAGCAATGATTCCAATTTTTGTTGGAGCCCTGTTGCTTTTCGCAAAACCACCGAATACGAAAAACAAAAGTTCTTCGACGAACTAAAAGCAAAGGGTTTGCGGTGGAACGCAGAAACAAAGACTATGGAGAAGATTAGAGTAAGAGTTAAGAATGGAGGAAAGTATTTAACTATAAATGAATTTGGAGAGGTTGCTGAGTTAAATGATTACTATTCCCTTTTTGATGACAGAAAATACAATTCAGGTAACTATTACCTTCCAGAAGAAAGAGAGCAAGCCGAAGAAGATGCAAAAGCAATTAGAGCAATTTTTGAAAAGAGATTGAAAGTTTAATAATAAAGAGCAATGAAATTAATTCAAATCATAGAGAGGAATTGTACAGATAAAGTTCAGTCGAACATTGTCGTAGGTAAGCAATATTATGCTACAAATGCTGATCCTTTGAAAGACGGAACTGAATGTTTATTAGTTCGTGAAAATAAAGATAGTAAGCCTCATCGGATAAATGCTAAACGCTTTAAATGGAAAGTTATTGACTTGTCACAGATGCAAAGACAAGTACAAGAATGTAACGTAACTTTGCAACAAGAGGAGTTGTCTAATAAGTTTTCAGTAAATGAGCTTGCACATCAAGTGATTATGCCTATTGTTATTTATAACTTAGCAATAGTTTATACAGAGAGACTTTTAAAGGAACTTGCAGATAATAGGATCGAACAGACACGAAAGCTGTCACGAGTTATGAAAGATTTAATTCAGCAGTGGAGAAATATGCTTGACAAAAATAAGGCGAATGACCCTACAAATATTGTGGACCATGTTGCAGACACTCTCTTACTGGAGCATTCAAGACCATTTGCAATATTTTATTATTCAGTCAATTCAGCGATAAAAAAGTACTCTCCGTCTTTCGCTTATCCGAGTATTTCAACCTATGCTATTATTGCTCTTTCTATCATCAATTATGCAAATAAGTTCTTAAATGGCGTATCAAGCGAAGTTAAAGGGGCTATAAATGGAAAACAAGAGTATATCTCTTCGCCTATCATAGATAAGTTAAAAACTTGCATAGAAGCAGCTGCTGGGAATATAGATATTGATAGTATCTTGAAAGATGAGAACGTTTCGAGAAATGTAGAAATATTGCACAATTCTCTGAAAGGTATAAGGTTCGATGAATTACTAAAAGATTAATATTTTTGTCTTGCGTATTATTTGTTTACATTTTAAGCGGTAGAGTTTGTGAAAATACTACCGCTTTTTTTGTGTATTTACGTCTCAAACCTTAAAATATCTTAACGACAAGATAATTATTAGTATAACCTTAGTTTAATCTAAATAATTTTACTACCTTTACATTGTAATAGTAATACAAATAATACAAACTAACAAATAAAACAAACAATATGGAAGCAAAGAATTTTTCAGATTTCGTTTTCGGAAATTATCCACTTTACAGAATTGAAGAGTTTCGTAATGGTACAGCAGCTCTTTTAGGTTTTAGCAACTTTGCAGTGATAGAAGAGCTTGCAAACCAGTTTAAAGATGATGAGAGCTTTATAGAAATCTCAGAGTTTGAAACTAAGCCAGGCAGAAATATTAAATGTGTTGGCCACGCAGTTGCACCATTTGATCTTTACACAAAAGCACTTAACGGAGAGTTCTGTAATGGAATGCACGTAGAAGAGATTGATGATTATAAGTTCTCAGTTACTTGTGACGGATGCGGCAAACCTTTCGCTATCTATGACAAGAAGAGCGTTGACTATGAGTTCGATGGAACACGCAAGCAAATTGGAATTTTGTTCAAGTTAGAAGACTAAAAACAAGAGGGGTGGATGTTTCACCACCCCTTTAATATTAACCACGTAAAAACGAAATACAACTATGACAACTCAAGAATTAAAAGATATTGTAAGAGAAAATCAGCTCGAATTAATTAGCGACGTAAAGAAATACGACACATATATTACAGGTTTTAAAAGCCTCGATGAAGCAAGAGAATTTGCAGATAAATATGAAAGAAATTTGTATCTAATCGATGTTCAGCCTAACGCTGATTTTTATACAGAGGCTTATCCAAGAACTGAGAAAGTAGATACATCTTATCTTCGTTCTATTTTTGTAGATGAAGAAATCGAAGAAGTAAAAAAGCAATTCTGTCAAGGAGAGTTTATTTACTTCGATAGTTCACACGTTGAGGATTTTCAGCAAGTTGACATCGATGAAACTGTCGAATGGATGAGAGAAGAAGAGAAGAGTGAGAAAGAGATAGACGAGTTTTTAAATGAGATGAACGGCATTAAAAAGCAAATCGAAGGGCTTGCAGATAACGAGATAATGGTAAAAAATATAAATCAAGGTTGGTTCTTTAAAGTTCTTGCAAGATGTGAAAAGGATTATTTCAATGAGAAGAGAAATCTACTTACACGAATAGCTGTAGGATTGTAAAGATTATGAGGGGTAAATTTTCCCCTCATATCTATATTTAAGATAGATATATGAGCGAAAAAAACAATAATAATCACGGAGGCAAAAGGACTGGCTCAGGTGGAAAAGAGAAGTCTCAAGCTGAAAAAGTGAAACCTATTATTATTCATCTATACAAAGAAGAAATAGAGTCTTTAAACAGATGGGCTAAACAAGAGGGTGTTAGGAGAGGGACTTTAATAAGGTCGTTATTACTAAAATCTTTAGATGGCTTTGTTGATTGCAAAAATAAGCCTCTAACTCCTCAAAAGAGGAAGAGTCTTGCAAGTCTTCACAACTTAAATATTACGCCTGTTAAGGCTAAATTTGGAGGATCTAAACTTGCTTTGTGGGGATTTGATACCTTTTTATTAGCTGATGTGTTTGCTGAGAAACATGGTCTTAGGACTGCTATTATAAGTAAAGATGATAATGATAATACATACTTTGAAGAAGAGGAAAGTCCCGCTTTTGATTTCGTAGTCATTAATGATTATCAAGACTATATCGTTTTTACAAAGCGTGACGCAAGGCTGCCTTTGCAAGAATTGTACGAGAAAGCTTGTTGCAATAAAATAGGTTCTACTCAATTTATAGAGAAATGGGACAATGAGAAGACAAGTTTAATCTCTAAAATATCAAAACTTAACGAAATGGAGTTTGTTTATATAGATGCAAACGGAGATATTTCTTCTCCTATTCAAAAGTTTAGCACTATTACAAAAGACTCTATGATTGCAGTTATATAATAGTAAAATAAGTCTTTAAACGTAATTAAAACAGGGTTAAGAGATAGCATCAGCTGGTGTTATCTCTTTTTCTTCAAACATAGTTCCAATTCCTAAAAGTAGATACTTAGGAGAAATTTCAAAATCTCTCACTAAGTATGAAATGTATTCGACTTTTAGAACTCTCCTTTCTGGTTCTTTTTTTAATGTGCACAAGTTCCAATAGTTGATATTGTATTTTTGCGCGAATGAATTTAGTCCTCTTATCTTTCTTTGTGTGATAAGAACATCTATTGCCAAAAAGAATCTTTTTGTTATTGCTATTGCTTCTTCTGAAATATTAAGCATAGGTCCTATATGTTTTTTTCGTCAAGTAATTTCATGAGCATTACAACGAGTTTATTTTTTATTTCTTGCATCACGTCTATTTGCGTTTGCTGTCTATCTATTTGATGTTGCAACTTTAATATTATAGAACGCTGACTTTTTATTATATCAATGGCTTTAATATGATTTGATTTGAAGAACTCGTCCATATCCTCGTTCATTGAATAGTTATTTATTATAGGGTTCTCTCCTGAGATTTGCGTACTATTTCCTTTTATAGAATTTGCGCTTTGCCCTCCTTTTGATTTCAATTTATTTTCGTACATCTTTGCTATATTAAGTTATTGCTATGCTCTTTAATAATTCTACCTAAAATTAAGTCTATGCTTACAATAGAAGATTTAGGTATCTTTATAGGTTGATAAACTGGAGTTCCGTCTGTAAAGGTTTCATCGTTTGTGCTATATGCTAAAATAAAGTCCTCGCCTCCGTCTTGAAGTCTTCTTGTTATTCTATACTCTGTAGTTTCTATTGAGTAATTTTTGCCCCACATTAATAGGTTAATATCTTGTACTCTTTTCAGTACAAGTATAGATCCATTTGGGTATTCTGTCATGCTGTCACCATAATGTCTTATTGCTGATGTTGCCTCTTCAAACCAGTCTCCTGCATCAATGTACGATGGTTTAGAATAATCTAAATTTGCAGTTGTTGTCTCTGGATCGTAACTTGGTGTAAAGTCACCATAGAAAGGTATTCTGTCGCTTCTATGGTTTGAGTTTATGACAATAGCATTTCCGTGTATGGCGTTTGCGGAGTTGTCTCCAGAAGAGTTTATGGTATGCCTATTAGAATTTAGCATCTCGCCTTTTCCTTTTATAAGCCATTCCATATTTAGCTCAGGGTATCTTGAGGAAATGAGGTTTTTCGAGCTATTTCGCATTCTTGCATTTGTATTTGATACAAAGCCATTTCCGAGACCTGTGCTCTGTTCGAATTGAGAAACACTTGTGTCAAGATAGTTGATAAATTGGTTTAATCTTTCTTGTACCTCGTTCATATTCTTAAAATTTATTAATTACAAGACAATTAGTAGACTAATCTTAGATTAATCTAAATAATTTTATTACCTTTGCATTATAATAATTAATACAACAATGCAAAGATAAATAAAGTATTTGATTATCACAAAGAAATGAAGAAGAACAGAGAAAAAATGACCCTACGGGGCTATTATGAGGGTCTTCCAGACGCAACTTGTCCGAAGACAGATTTTATAAATGAGATCGCCTCCAAAACTGGAGTAACGTCATCAACAGTGAGAAATTGGATTTTCTATGGCATGAAGCCTGCAAATGAAAATCACATAAACGTTTTAGTCGAAGTTACAGGAATACCAAAAGCAGAGTTATGGGAAATTTAGAGTTCTATATGTTTGAGGGTGAGCTTTGGTGCAAATCTGACGATGGTAAAAATACGATTGTGGATGAGACCCAAACAGAACTTATCAAATATATGTTAGATGGTATAAGGGAGCGTTATCCTTTAGCCTACAAGGCTCTAACGAAAGTTTACCAAAAGAGTGCTTTAAACGTTCCTTACTATCAGTTTTTGATAGTTAAAAGATTTTGCAAATGCAACTTTGGAAAGTTAGACGGAACGAAAGACGATGTAGAAAGTAATGGTAAGTTTAACTTTGAAAAAGTAGAATGTCCTTTGAGAGGTGAGTGTAGTTTTGAGGGTGTTATTTGCTCGCCAAAATTCAACTCTAAATTGTCTGAACAAGAATTAAGAGTAATGAAACTTGTCTATCAAGGAAAGCAAAAAGAAGAGATTGCGGAAACTTTGTATATCTCTCCTTATACTGTTAAAAATCATATCAAGTCAGTGTATTTGAAATTAGGAATACATGAAAAGTCTGAATTTATTAGATATGTAAATGAAAATAATTTGTTTAACTAAACACACTTAGAGCAATGAGTAGTTTATTAAAAAAGCCTTCGGAGTTGGCTATTAACTCCACAATTAAGGTGCTTGTTTATGGTGCACCAGGTATGGGAAAATCAACGTTAGGTTTATCAGCACCAAGTCCTGTATTATTGGATTTTGATGGTGGTGTGCAGCGTGTTAATGGAGCGTTCCAAGTTCCTACTTTGCAAGTAGAAAAATGGGAAGATGTTATGGCGGTGTTAAATGAGGATTTGTCTGAATATAAGACAATAGTTATTGATACGGCAGGCAAAGCTCTCGACTTTATGTCGGCTTACATCATCAAAAACGAACCTAAGTTAGCAAAGCGTGACGGAAGCCTATCCTTACAAGGCTTTACAGCAAGAAAGGCAATGTTCATCAATTTCCTAAGGCAGGTTAGTATGATGGGCAAAAACTTAGTTTTTATCGCTCACGAACGAGAGGATAAAGACGGAGAACAAAAGATTGTTCGTCCAGAAATGGGTGGCAGCTCTGTCGGAGACTTAATCAAGGAATTAGACTTAGTTGGATATATGCAAGCTTACGGAGAAAAGAGATATGTCTACTGGGGTGTAAACGAAAAAGCTTATACAAAGAACACTTGTAATTTACCAAGTGCGATGGAGATTCCTACGCTAATCAATGGTCATGGAGCGGTTATTGGAGAAAACAGATTCCTTACGAATATCTTTGAAAGCTATCATTCTTATTTAAAAAATGAGCGTGAAGTTAGAAAGGAATACGATGCACTTATTGAAAGTGCTAAGGAGGAAGTTGAGGCTATCGTTGATGCGAGTACCGCTAATGATTTCTGTAAGTCTTTCGCTGAGGCAAAGCAAATTTGGGACAGTAAACTAAAGATTGGTTTGCTCGTTAAAGACAAGTGCGAGAAGTTAGGTTTGAAGTTTGATAAAAAAACTAAGATGTATGCCTAATTATAGATTTTATCCGACTTTACTTGATAAGTTCCAAACGTTTTTAGATACGACTGCTGAGGATTACTTTTATCAAGATGAAGATGGTAAATGGCATAAGAATTACTCTGAAACAGAAGATGCGTTCCACTATTCACAAGAAGAAGTGGACGCTCTTCTAAAACAAGAGTTGTTAGATGCTATTAATCGAGTTCCACACGAGCCGTCAGAGCCTGCAAGTAAAGGTACAGCCCTGAATGAAATTGTAGATTGCATCATTCACAATAAAAAGAGTGATAACAAGAATATTCTTATTAAGTCTCTTAAGGGAGTTGATGTAAAGAGAGAATTTGGCTGTACTGACGAAGTTGGCAAGCCTATCTTTTATGACTATTGGTTTGAACATATTAAAGTCCCTTGCATTTTTGCTGAAATAGATGGTTTTTCTTTTTATTTCGATAAGGACTTTTGCAAATCTATTGCAGAATATTTCAAAGGCTCTTTAAGTCAAGTTTTTACTTCTGCGACCATCGATACAGAGTTTGGAGAGGTGGAATTATACGGCTATATTGACGAGTTGAGAGAAAATAAAGTTTTTGACTTAAAGACTACTTCTCGTTATGAGTTTGGTAAGTATTCTAAGTACTGGCAGAGACATATTTATCCTTATACGCTTATTGAGAGTGGAGCGTGCACGGAGATAAATTCTTTTGAATTTACAGCCTACGTTTTAAAAGGTGGCACAAGTCGGACGCCTCTAATTACTGGAGTTCAATATGCTGAGGTTTATCAGTATAACCATGAACAAAGTAAAATGTTATTGAAAAATATCTGCGAGAGGTTCTGTCAGTTCCTCGAGGATAATAGAGAGTTAATCACAAATAAAAAGATTTTTAACGAAGAATAATATGGCAAATCAAATTAGCGGAAAAGTATTATTTATAGAGAATACAGTTACAGTTCCAACAAAAAGCGGTGGCACGTTTACAAAGCGTCAGATTGTCCTCGATGCAAGTCACTACGACCAAATGACAGGACAAAAATTTGAGAATTACCCCTCTTTCGATTTTGTCGGAAATAGAACGAATGAGTTAGATAGATTTAAAGCAGGTGACTTAGTTACTATTAGCTTTGCTCTAAATGGTAGACCATTTGAGAAAGATGGTAAAGTGAGTTACATTACCTCTATTACAGGTTATAAAATTGAACCTTATCAACGTCAAAATAACGGCTACCAAGCTTCAAATACAGCTCAGGCTAATAATTCTACCCCAACAGATCAACAGCCTCCACAAGGCTCTCAAAATGTACAACAAACCCAATCTCAGCCATTCCCTCCTAATGTAGATGCGAATGGAGAAGTTGAAGGAGATAATTTACCATTCTAATTATGAGTACAGAGACTTTATCTCAAAAGAGAGTGATATTACAGCATCTTAAAAGATTTGGAAGTATAGAGCCGTTGACAGCTTTACGAGAATATGGTTGTTATAGGTTAAGCTCAAGAATCTCAGACCTGCGCAATGATGGTTATAATATTATTACAGACACAATAAGCTCTGTAAGTAAAATAACTGGAAGACCTATTCACTTTGCAAATTATAGATTGTTAAGCGATGGCTCTATATAATTTATCGAATGAATATGACTTGCGAAAGTTTGACTTAAAATGTAAGGAGATGAAAATGAAGAAGTCCTATGTCGAGTTAAAAACGAAGCTCACTAAAAGGACTTCTTCTCAGAACTCTTACTTGCATGTTCTTCTCGGTTTTTGGGGAGCGGAGTTTGGATTTTCGATAGAACAAGTAAAGTATGATTTCTTTAAGAAGAAATGTAATAGTGATATTTTTGAGAGAACAAGAATGAACAAAAGAGGTAAAGAGGTTGTTTATATTAGGAGTACAACAGACCTTGATAAAGGGGAAATGACAACGGCAATAGAAAGGTTTCGCAACTGGAGTGCCTCTGTTGCTGGATTGTATTTACCAGAGCCTCACGAGTCTGAAATGTTGTTTTACGCACAACAAGTAATTGAAAATAATAAGGAATTTTTATAAATAAAAAAAACAATGAAAAAGATTAATGAAATGACCGAGCAGGAAATTCTTGCTCTAAGTGAAGTAGACGTGCAAAACATGATTAAGTTTCGCATGATGGAAGAAGGTATCAAAATAGTTGATAAGCCAAAACAACCAGAGTTATTTGAGATTGAACCTGCCGACCAAAAAGTGTACAAATTACCTTTCTTAGATGGTTATGCTTTTACAGAATTAGCTGAGGCTCAAGAAGTATCAGAAGTATTACGAAAAGCGAAGTCTTTACGAAGAGTAGAATACGATTGGAGTAAGCTTGGTGGAGAATATAAATATTTGGTACAAAAGGGGAAATACAGCTATGGTTCAAATGATGATTTCAGCATTAATGTTGACTATGTTTACTCGAATGAATTGTACTCTCAAATTGTTGGTCTTGCGTCTCAAAATAGAGCAATGAAAGACCAAGTAGCAAAGGACTTGAAAGATTATGAAGATGCCTATAATTCAGCTTCTGAAATTGTTTTGGAAATTCAAGAAAGAGTAAACGAGGTAAAAGAAAAGAACGCAAGACTAAAGCGTTTAACCAGTAAGTTTGCGGTTGATTATTTCCCTCTTTCAGATAACAATGAAAGCGTGGCAATTAAGTTCATGTCTAAAGCATATTCGCTTACAGACGAGGAGCAAAAGTACATTCTTGAACACTACAAAGAAGAACTAAACAACTAAAAAATATGATTGCAGATTTAAAGAATTATTCGCCAGCAAATATAGATTTTGTATTGGACGATAAAGTGAGAGAAGAGTTTAAGGACGTTCTTGTTCTTTGTAAAGGTGCTAAGTCTTCAAAAGAGCCATTAAAAGTCTTTCGTGAGAAATTTAACTGCCTCTTTCCTGAGGGAGAATTAGCTACTCGTCAGTACGATAGTCATGAGATTGCAATGATCCGTGAGGAGTACTGTCTGAAAGAAGAAAATGATGTCCCAAAGAGAAAGCAAGAGTTACAAGAGACTCTTGAAGCAATTAAGGCAATGAAGAAAAACGCTGAGGAGGCATACAATTCTATTTTGCTTGAAATTGCAGATTTGGCAGCTCGAGTAAAGCAAGGCACAACAGATTATAAATTGTCGTCAACGGAGACTGTAAGAGTAGCTTTAAACGGCTATTTCCTCTTCTATTCATGGGTTGATGGAGAAATGAAACTCGTAAAGGCAGAAAAGATACCTGAATGGGATAAACAAGGTATTTGGAGCCAAGAGGACGTCAATCGTGAAGCGATGAAAGAAGTTTTCGGTGTTGTCTTTCCTGAGGTTGAAAAACCGATAAATCTTGACGAGGATGGTGAAGACGACGATTTGCCTTTTGGCGATGATGACGACGAAGAATAATAATTACATTGGTGCGGTGAAATTCCGCACCTTTACACACATTTAGAGCAATGAAATTTCAACTAAGAAGTTACCAGAAAGAAGCGAGTGATGCAGCTGTTCAGGCTTTCCAAAGCACAAGAAAGATAAACGGATTAATTATTGTTTCTACAGGTGGTGGTAAGTCTTTGATAATAGCTGATATAGCCTCAAGGTTAAACGCTCCACTTATTGTATTGTGTCCGTCAAAAGAAATTTTAGAGCAAAATTACTCTAAACTTCAAAGCTATGGGATATTTGATTGTGGCTGTTATTCTGCATCTGTTGGGTGTAAGGATATCAATAGAATTACATTTGCTACCATAGGTAGTGTAATTAATCGTATGGAGGATTTTAAGCACTTCAAATATGTTATGATTGATGAGGCGCATGTAGTGAATAGCAAAGGTGGAATGTATGAGAAATTCATCAATTCACAAGATAGGCAAGTTATCGGTCTTACAGCAACTCCTTATCGTCTTAGTTCGTATATGGGAGGATCAATGTTGAAGTTTCTAACAAGAACACGACCTCGAATTTTTAGTGAGGTTTTATACGTTTGTCAGACATCAGAGTTACTCGCAAAAGGGTATTTGGCAGATTTAAAATATTATGACTTAACTGCAATTAATCTCGATAACGTTATGAGTAATTCTACTGGTGCTGATTATGATGAAAACTCATTGAAATTAGAGTATAAACGCTGTGATTTTTTTACCAAACTTACAAATGCTACTTTGCGAGTTCTCAAGCCTAAAAGCGGTATTCCGAGAAAGGGTGTTTTAGTGTTTACACGATTTGTCGAAGAGGCTGAAAATCTTGTAAGAGAATTGAGATCAAGGAATGTTCCTGCTGATATTGTCACAGGCGATACTCCTAAAAAAGAGCGTGAATGGATGCTTGAAAGGTTCAAAAGTGGAGAGATAAAGGTAATAGCAAATGCTCAAGTATTAACTACTGGATTTGATTATCCTGAACTCGACACGGTCATTATGGCTCGTCCGACAAAATCTTTGGCTCTCTATTACCAATGTGTTGGTCGTGCTATTAGACCTTTTCAAGGCAAAGATGCGTGGGTAATTGACCTCTGTGGGAATTACAAAAGGTTTGGTAAAGTGTCTGATTTGAAAGTCGATGTGGAGAAGCCTAATTCTCAGCTTTGGTGTGTGAAAAGTAATGGAAAAATTTTAACTAATAGAATGTTCTAATACAAAGATTTAAAATGATTTGGGTTATCGTAACAGCAATATATATTATCACTTTATGTGTATTGTCAAATAGTAGTAATGATTAATAAAATATGAAAGTAAATGATCAGAGAGTTTGATGTTGAAATATATGGCAGAAAATTGTGGGTCGCTACAAGTTGGGAAGATGTAAAAGACAAATTCACTTCTTATGGGGCTTATAAGTTTGAGAAATCAGAGGACGCCTACGCCACAACCTATCCACAGATAATGCGCAAGGCGACGAGAAAGTTTGGTGTGTTGATTGTATTTTACGACTGTGATAAGCTCAAAGGAAGTAAAATAGTTGAGCATATTGCTCACGAAAGCCTACATGCAACAAATGCAATTTTTAATGAAATAGGAGTAGAGTATAGTTTAATTCACGATGAACACGCTGCTTATATGGCTGGTTGGATTGCTAAATGTTGCTGGAAGGTGTTACAGAATGAGATTTATAATAAATAAGTAAATATGAAAGTAAAGATTAAGAAATTAGTAGAAAATGCAGTGGTGCCTCGTTATGCAAAAAGCGGTGACGCTGGGCTTGATTTAACTGCAACAGGTGTTGAGATTAAAGGCGATAACATAATTTATGGTTGCGGTCTTGCAATTGAGATACCGAAAGGTTACGTTGGTTTGCTCTTTCCACGAAGTAGTAATGCAGATAAAGATTTGTTACTAACAAATTCAGTAGGCGTTATCGACAGCGGTTATAGGGGTGAAATTACAGCGGTGTTTAAAAAGACTAAATATTTTGCAGAAGCTTACAAAGTTGGAGAACGCTTTGCACAGTTGGTAATAATGTCCTACCCTCAAATAGAATTGGAAGAGGCTGAAGAATTATCTAAAACAGAAAGAGGAGCTGGAGGTTATGGGTCAACTGGAAAGTAACGTGAATCACCCTAAGCATTACAATTCGCACCCAAGTGGTATTGAGTGTATTGATATCGTTCGTCACTATGATTTTAATATTGGTAACGTTATCAAGTATGTTTGGAGAGCAGGATTAAAAACAGAAAGTGGAATGTCTTGTCGAGATAAGCAAATTGAAGACCTCGAAAAGGCTATCTTTTATTTGAATGATGAAATTAAAATGCTTAAAGAGAAAAGAAATGGTTAGAAAGAATAAGTGCTATATCTCAGGTCCAATCAGTGGAATGAATTTAGATGAAAGGAGAAAAGCTTTTAAGTCTGCTCAAGTAATGTTAGAGACAGCTGGCTATGAGGTTGTAAATCCGATGGAGAATGGTCTTTCTTGTGATGCAACTACGCCTCAGCACATGAAAAAAGATATTCAATTGCTCACAGAGTGTGATACTATTTTTATGATGGATAAATGGAATCATTCTCAAGGTTGTTATACTGAATTTATGGTAGCAACTGCAATTGGTTGCGAGATCATCTTTGAGTCAGTAATGAGTGAAATAGAATTAAACGAAAACAAACGATTTAAGACAATATTTCGATAATGAATAAATATTACTTCAAAAGAAAGCCAAAAGACGCTCAAAACGAAAAAAAAGAGCAGAAAACGAAAACTAAACGAACTCCACAAAAGAAGAAAGCAAGTTTAATAGATAAACTTGATAAAGTTTTCTCTGCTTATATTCGGTTGCGTGATGCAATGCCGAGTGGGTACTTTAAATGTATTTCTTGTGGCCAAATAAAACCATTTGAACAAGCTGATTGTGGTCATTTCTTTAGTCGGAGACATCATTCTGTGCGTTTTGATGAAGATGACTGTCATGCTGAGTGTAGGCATTGTCTTACGCCTGACGCCCTTGTCCTTACAAGTGACTTGAGATGGGTTGAACTTGGTGATTTGAGAGTAGGAGATAGATTACTCTCGTTTGAAGAAGAGAGAAGCCGAGCACAAGCAAGGCTTTGGAAGGAGGGGATAGTGACACATACGCATAGAGAGATACAAGATGTTTATGATGTTGAATTAGAGAATGGAGACCACATCAAAACAACCCCTGATCATAAATGGCTTGCGAGAAAGCGTTGTGGAGGTTCTTATACATGGGTAAAGACAAAAGATCTCTGGGTAAATGGATATAATATACAAGGACAAAGGAAATCTGGACCACATACAGATAAGACTTGTTCTGTCGTATGTAAACCATTTGAAGTTGTGTTCCAAGACCTGTCAAGTGATAGTGGTTGGCTTGCTGGAATGATAGATGCAGATGGTCACCTTTGTCAGCAAAATATACGCAACCCAGATGGGAGTTTACGATATGGGCTAAGAGTTGGAGTTGCACAATGTGATAAATATCCTAAGATACAAGAAAAGCTGATTAGATTGATAGAAAGGTTTACTCAAAATAATAAGCCTTGCCGACAATCGATGGATAAGAGTAGGAATCCTCTGCTGAATAGTAATTATCATTCATGGCAGTTCCTCGTGACAGGAACTAATGTTGAGAAATTGCATTTTCTAATGAGGGTAAGGCCATTGAAAATAGACAAACTTAATATTGATAAACTTGGAATGATCAGGTCGAGATATGACAGCAAAGTAAAAAAAATAAAGTATATAGGAAAGGAGGAAATTGTTGTCTTAGAAACGTCCACTCATACTTTCATTGCTAATGGTTATGCTATGCACAATTGCAATAGATTTTCAAGTGATCATCTTATAGCTTATCAAGCTAATTTAATTCGTAAGATTGGTATGCAAAGGTTTGAGTTACTAACAGCAAAATCTCATCAAGTAAAAAAATGGTCAGATTTTGAGTTGGAAGCTATGATAGAATACTACAAAAGAGAGGCGAAACGTCTCAGTTCTCTCAAAGGAATACGAGTTAATATCTAAAAATTCCTTAACAAAAAGTATTTTATTAGATTTACCTTAGTTTAATCTAAATCAAAATATTATCTTTACATCGAAATTTAGAATTAAATATATTGGAGTCGCAACCAAGAAGATAAAAAATATTGTTTTCACCCCTTTAATAAGTACGTCCGCTTGCGACTTTAGGACTGAACGTTAAAGGGGTGTTTTCTTAAAATAAAAGATATGGCAGGTATTCAATATTCTCTTAGTCTGCATTTAAGAGAGGTCGAGGAACTTGGAATAAACATAAGTTTAGTAGACTTGTGTATTTTTGAATTTCTAAAATCTTTTGAGACAAAAACTTACTGTCAAAAGGAGAAGTTAGATGATGGGAACATTTACTTCTGGGTTTCACACGATTTGATAATTGACCAATTACCGATACTTGGAATAAAGAGTAAAAGAAGAATTATATCTCATATCAATAAGCTTGTTGATGTTGGCTTACTTTCAAGATACGAGAAAACTCAAGAATTGGGCAAAAGTTATTACAAGTTTACTGATCTTTCTGACAAGTTCGATAGTGGCACCCCCTCTGACGAAAACGTCACA